TGTTAGACCAATCTATGCTGCTCAAGATGCGTATGAAGCTAGCCTGTCTCAATCTGATAGAGAGCTATTAGACCATGCTAGGCAGGTCAATATGACTGAGATGCAGAGACGTTGGTTCAATGATAAGGCCATCATGAAGAGGTATTGGGGAGCAGACCGGGATGTACTGGGCATGATGGACGAAGGTTCGTATGAATCTAATACATGGAAAGAATATCTTATTGCAGATGAACCTAGACGTGATGCTCTAAAAGATATGCACAGTGATGTCATAAATACATATTCTGATATCGTTGCCACGAATAGAGGAATGATGCTTGACGGTGATGATGACCTGCGGCATACACTGGCATTATGGGGATACTTGCCAGCTAGTGACATGAAGACAGAGGATTTGGAGCGTTTCACTTTCTGGAATCAGAACGAACCTAACATCGAGCAACCTAGTGGAGAACCAGAGCCACGTGGATTCCCAACTACGCAAGAGTTCCCATATATACCACCACGACGCGAGTTAGAGTTTTCTATACCAGATAGTGCTAGATAGCGCAGCGTTATGGTAGACTTAATCTAACACGGAGGTCTTTTATGACCACGGAGAACGTAGCGGTTCCTCAGGATGATTCTCCTGACATCCCGCTAGATACCACGCCGGTAGTTCCGGCAGAGGAACCTGCAGATGCAGCAACACTGCAAGCGCAGGTCAAGAAGCTAGAGGGTGACTTACGTGCTGAGAAAGGACGTAGCACCCGTGGGCGACAGACTCGGCAAGACGACATGGAGAACCTGATGCTTGGCACCAGCAATGAGGTGCGCATGCTCAACCGTCGTGTTGATGCGTTGATGCAAGCTATAGGCACAGGTAACACAGATGCCCTGCCCGACGAACTCTCCCAGATTCAGAACCAGGCCCTGCAGAGTCAGGGTGAACTTGACTACCAGCGGTTCTGGCAAACAGAGTCACAGGCATTGCTCGACGCTATCAACGATGGTGACGGCAACGCCCTGTTCGACCTGCAGACTGCTCCAGAGTTGGAGCAGGTACGCCAGAATTGGACGGCTGCGCATGAGAGACGTGATAGAGCGGGTCTCACACAGGCCAGAGCTGAGGCTCAAGAAGTAGCCAGACAAGCAGAACGCCAGGGACGTGCAGTAGATTCTGGTGCCTTTGAATTAGACACTGGCCCTTCAGCTGCTGGTGGTGGCATGGGTGATGAGCGATGGCTCAAGGAAGTGTACGGCAACAGCTCGTACAATCCCACCAATGCTGACCATAAGCGAGCCAAGGATATACTGGATAGACTTTCTGGATAAGGAGAAGCTCCCATGGCAGCAGGGGATACCATTACCCAATCACTGGCAGACAGCCTTGATACAGTTGTAGCTTCTGCCAGACAGATTCGCGAGTATGAAGGTGTTATGCCTAACCTCGTGGATAAAATCACACTTGCTGGGGGAACTGGTCTGTCCTGGCGTGAAGTCAGTATGGCTCAGCTCACAGCTCAGACAATCACTGAGACCACAACCCTTGACAACCCGCAACAGATGTCGGATTCTTTGATGACCATCACCCCTACGGTGACTGGCATCCAGACCCTCATCACTGACAGGGTTGCCAGCAGGCTCAACCCCAAGGCTTATGCCCAGCTGGGTTCGCTTGCACAGAACGCCATCCAGAGGAAGAAAGACGAGGACGGTCTGACCGTTCTTGACGGTGCTTCCACCAGCTTACCTGGCGCTGGTACTGCACTGACCTCTGGACATATAGCTTCTGCTGTGTCCCGTATCAGCAGCAACGCTACTGAGCCTGGGAACCCACCGTATCGGTGCGTTCTCCACGGCTTCCAGATAAAGGACTTATACGACGAGCTGACAGTTAACATCGGTACTGCAGCTGGTGGTGAAGTTACCCAGGGACTGACGGCTCGTGTATTTGCCGAAGGTTTCCGTGGTCAGATATCCAACGTCCAGGTATATGAAGATGGCAACATCACAATCGACTCAACCACTGATGATGCCAAGGGTGGAGTGTTCGCTCAAGAAGCTATCATCCTAGTGCAGGGCCGTGCTCCACGTACCGCTACGGTACGGCGTGAGGACATCGGCGCTGGTTCTACCGTGGTGTATCTCTATGATGAATACGCCTACGGCGAGCGCAGCGCTGGGAACTGGCTCTTTGAAATCTTGAGCGATGCGACTACTCCTACTTCGTAGTGAATGAACGGCGCACCATATGGTCTGAGGCCCACGGCCCCATACCTAAAGGATGGGTCATTCACAATCTAAACGGTCAACCTGGGGATGTGAGGCTAGAGAACCTAGCAGCTGTCCCCAGGGATAACATCTTCTTGGCAGTGGCACCCTACAGGGTGCGTATACGAAATCTAGAGCTACAGCTCAAACAAGCAGGTGAATCTAATGGTGCAATCAGGTGATAGCAGACTATATATGAGTGAGGATTTCCTCGGTGGGAACGAGGCTGCGGTAGCGAATACAACTGCTCCCCCTATCAGCTTCCCACCGTATCTGACTCTGGTTGGCCAGGGTATCGCTGACACTGACTCTGGAGCTGTTCAGCTTGACTCTGATGGCCTCAATGGTGTGATTCAATTGAGCACCACGAATGAGGACATTCACTGTGCTGGATTCCAGACTCCTGTCATGTTCGATGTGGGCCTCAATGGAACCATCGTATTAGAGGCACGGGTACGCCAAGCAGCGCTCAATACTGGTGAGGTCTTCATAGGCTTCTCTGATGTAGCGACTGACCTGGCTATCATCGAAGGTGCGATTTGTCATGGTGATACCGTCACCGTTACACTGACTGCCTCTGACCTAGTTGGCTTCTTGATGGCATCCGACCTCACTGATAACAGTGACTGGCACGGTATATATAACGGTGGCACTACTACTGGGCAGACCGTTTCTACGTCAGTTGACTTCGACGCTGGTGCTACAGCTGGTGAGTTCCAAGTGCTTCGCTTGGAGCTTTTCCCTAATGGCACAGCTGAATGGTGGGTTGATGGTGTCTTGGAGCAGACCGTTACTGGTGCAGTATCTACTTCTGTAGACCTGTGCTTGAATGTACTGGTTGAATCCAAGACCACTGCGGTAAAGACCCTGGATATTGATTACATCAAAATCTGGGCTAACCGCGACTGGACTGTCTAGGCAGCTAGGTGACTACTAGGCGAGGCTTCCGCTACGACAGTGGAACTTCACGGCTAGATGTAGTTGTGGATGGCTCTGTCGTAGCACGTTATAACAACGTCACACCCAATCTATCCGTCGTGGATGGGCTTACACTGGATGGGACGTTAACGATGAATGACTCTGCCCAGTGGACAGCTAATGCCAGTGGTACTGTGACTATAAGCAACGTCGCTCCATCAGGAGTAGGTACTGCCACGATAACCAAGTGGCTTACTATCACTGATAATAGCGGCGTTGTTATGTATATACCGGCATGGACGTGAGGGGATATGCTGTGGGCTGGCACAACAGATATACGTGCAGATGAACCAGCGTTCAGTCTTAGTGAGCTGAACATGCAGTCACCCTTAGGGTCGCTGCGCAGATACCGTGTTATCTGTGTGGTGAGGGGTGATAAGTTAGCTCAACACTTCGAAGACCTAGGCCCAGCCCAATCATTCACCACTCCTCTCTTCCGTATCCCCGGTGGCGTATCTGATGGTAAGCGCATAGAGATAGTACATTCTGTCGCTGAGCTGGTGGATATAGCCGAACACATGGTGGATGTACCAGCTCTACCAGATAGCTACGAACCACGCGACCTATTGCATGAATACATAGACAACCGTGACCAGTACCATCAGATAGCTAAGGAGAACGGCTTATGACCACGGAACAGAACATCATGGAGATGATGCAGGTAGCAGAAGATGCTCCCGAACCTGGCACATTCGATAGACGTGCTGCCATACATGCACCGGATGCAAGTGTGCCACTATCTGTGCAGATAGCAGCGCTTGAATCTGCTGGGTATGTCTACGTCTACGATGTGCGTACTGGCAGTAGGTCTATCGTTAACAGGAACATGCTCAGTTCTCAGCTGGATAAACGTGACGAGGATAATACCCGCATATTCAGCACGGTTAAGCCTGACATAGAGCCTGTTCAAGCTGATTATAAGTGCTTACTTCATGCCGACCAACCAGAACGTAATCATTACGATTCCATGGGTCTGGCTCGCTGCAAGAAGAAAAACCTAGTATCTGAGTATCAGGTCAATAGGCATATGTCGGTGCGCCACCGTACTGAATGGGAAACCATCATGCAAGAACAGGCGCGTGCTGAGAAAGATGAAGAGCGTGCCTTCCAACGTGCCTTGATGGACGCGATAGCCCAGGGCGTTGCAGTCCCATCCATAGCAGAATCAGTGGTCTGCGATGAGTGCAGCAGGATATTCAAGAACTCACGTGCTCTGCGTACACACATCCAGATGGGTCATAAGGAGAATGGTGATGCCTCTAGTCCAGACTAGCGTGGTTACATCCGATGACAGTATCACCACTGCACCGGCTACAGTCTACGGTGTGTTAGCAGCTGCTGGTGCTACCGGTGGGCTGTGGCAGCTGAATGACAGTACAGATGACAGTGGTACTGATAAGATTAGCGGGTTCATACAGGCTTCCAGCCAGACCTACATCGACCTATCGGGAAGTCCGGTGCAGTTCGATATAGGCATCAGGGCTGACCTACCTGGCAGCAATCAGATACTGACCGTGTTCTATACGGCGTAGATAGGCAGGTACTATGGCTAACGAGTTTCAACACAAAGACCCAGGTACCACCCTAACCCAGGCCGAGTACATCACCACTGATGGCACTGGCCACATCTTTGACTGTCAGGCTACAGGTGACATCCTCTACGCTTCCTCGGCTACCGTACTGAAGAACCTGGCTAAGGCTGCTGACAATACCATCCTTACCCTATCGTCCTGCATCCCTGCCTGGACTGCCACCCCAACTCTCACCACTCTCACCACGACAGGCAATATAGAACTAGGCCATGCTTGCCAGAACACACTGAGTGGTTCTGGTGGTGTTCTTAGCATCCAGGGCAACCGCATCTTCCATGCTGGTGGCACCGATATACCAGTTGCTGATGGTGGGACTGGAGCATCCACTCTCACTGCTAACGGTATCCTTGTTGGTAATGGGACATCAGCCATACAAGCCACCGCTACCATGGCAACGAAAGGCCATTTGATGATAGGCGACGGCTCAGGTGTGCCGACCATGCTGGCGGTGGGCAACAACTGCCTAGTTCTAACTGCCTGTTCCAGTGAGGCCACGGGAGTGAAGTGGGCATCAGCCGGTGGCGGTGTAACTTCTGGTAGTGTGGACAACGCTGTCCTTCGTGCCGATGGCACAGGTGGGTCAACGTCACAGGGCGGGTCATGCGTCACTATCAGTGATTGCGGTGTCGTGCTAGTTCCTGCCGGGAGTGCCGGTAGTCCATCCTATTCATTCACAGGCCGGACCAATGACGGTATCTACTCATCAGCCGACGATTCCGTGGATATTACGTCTGGCGGGACTCAGAGGCTGCGGGTATATGGCGGTAATGTATTTACCGCTAATGGCACGTCGCTGAAGATATGTGAAACAGCCGATGGTGATACGTCCGTGGGGATTACCATAAACCAACAGGCCAATGACAATTCAATCTTCACGCTAAAGTCATCCGACGTGGCGCATGGTATGACTGACCAGTTTGAAACAGATACATATTATGCACTGTGGAAGGCTAACTGTTCCGCTGGTGGCATCATGCACGAGGTTGCGTCAGAGGGTGGAACAGTTGTGAACCACCAACTCTACGGCAGCGAGGATGATAGTACACGTTCAACCAGCGGGAATGGTGCGTATTCTATCATCGCATATGGCAGGAGTGGTACGGGCGTTGCGGCGAAAGGGAATGGCTCCAATCTCTTTGTCCTTAAAGATGCCGGGGATACCCGCTACATCGTCGATGTTTGCGGCAATGTATATTACGATGGCACCACTAACGCCAGCAACTGGGATGAACATTGTGACGTTGGTTTGTTGACGGCAACCAGAGCGATTACGATGCCAGAAGGTGCGGATTTTAAGCATAGATTCTCCAGCTTCATAGACGAATACGCCTGTGCATTAGAAGCAACTGGCGTAGTAACACTTAACCGGGACACTGATAGTATTCCATTTGTTAATACCAAGGCACTGAATGGCCTCATCATCGACAGCATCCGCCAGGTTCATAACGAACTGCAAGAGGTCAAATCCCAGCTAAAAGCTCTGTCGGAGGGCAAGTAAATGGCAATCACATTCAATAGTTCTGCTATCGATGGTGGCCTTGCTGCCACCGGGATATATGCCCATATCATCGATGTTGCTGGGCCTAAAAAGACTGATGCAACTACCAATCCGAATGTAGCTGAGAGTTGGCACGTTACCTACGGTGTGATTCTGCATAAGGATGCCAGCACCAGAGCGTCAGACGAACCAGGGTGGCGCAACCGTATCC